TTATAGTCAAATAGTAGTTCTTTTAGTTTCGCGGAGTCTATCCGTGTGATATTCTTCTTTGCCTTTGTATAGTCCTGCTCTTTTCTCACAGGTGTATTCCCGAAATAGATAAACCCATCCATCCTCCCGACTATTCCAATAGAACCGGTCACTCCATTATCTATTCCTATGTAATACTTTTCACTCATTCTATGATATCGTCTATATTGTCAAACACTTTTGATTCGTGTGTCCAGAATACGTCTTTCCCGTCTACGATTACGTCTCTTTCGAATGCGTAAAACACAGATGTGTTTCCTTTCAGGCTTTTAGCTACACATCCAACTATTGTTCTTAGTTTTGCTTTTCCCGTTATCGGGTTTACTACATACACTGAATCTCCTTCTGAATACTTTGTTGTGATTAAATTTTCCATATCGCAATTGGTTTTGTTAAATATAAAATGTGTCGAAATCTGTTTTTTGAATATTCTGATTAGATAACCTATTCTCTGTTTTGGTGAAAATTTTAACATTTCGGATTAAACTGTTGTGTTTTTTGCCCATATTTGACGGGTTCACGGGTTTGAACGGCTATTTTTAGCTATATCCCGTATTATTCGTCTTCTAACATTAGTCTCGGTTTGATGAGGATACCGTTTGCATCTTTATCGAAGAAAACGCCTTCGTCTTCCAGCTCTCTTAAGTACATTTCCCGCACATCGTTTTGTCTTGATACCTCTATGTGCTTTACTTTATTCCACCAATCTAAGGCAATGGGGTTTCTTTGGTCAATCTGTTCTAGTGCATATTCCATCGACCTTTTGATAGAATCTACCGATAACCCTATTATGTCCTTTATTTGCCATAACGTCATACCCGAACGCTTCCATAGCAAAACAAGCATACCACGTCTTAATCTCACTTTATTTTTTCGTGAGCTACTGAAAATCTCGAACGGTTGTAGATTTAAAATGTCGCAAAACTCAACCATACCTCCATATTGAATACCTTTTTCCATATTGAATACCTTTTTCCATATTGAATACCTTTTTCCATATTGTTTTTATTATTGATTTATCTATAAATATATGAATAAATGAATAAATACACAACTATTTCAATATCTCATTATATTTATTTATAGATTTTTAACTAATCAACGATGTACATTTATACAATACGAGCCGTATAATTATACACGGCTCATACCTTTCACTCACCTTTTCCCTTTGCTCCTATTATATGCTTCAATGAACCCTTCCTTGTCGCTGCTTAGATATGGAATGTTGTTCTTATTCAGATACTTCTTCATTTCGGCAAATGTCAGATCCTCGAAGTTGAACTCTTTCTTAGGCTCTTTCACTTTGATTGGATGGAAAGACAGATATTCCGTTATACACCCATAGGATGGATTGAAATCTTTTACCAAGTCGTGACGCTTTGTCTTATCGTTCCATCTGACTACCACATAGCTTTTACTCAAGTTGCTTCTTGCCACAAGGGCGATGGCTAATCCTATGAATTCTCTACCTCCTTCTTTGGGCAGGTTTCTAATCCCAATGTATTCAAGTGCTTTTTCTAAACTCATTCTACTTCTCCTTTCTGTATGTTTGTATTTTCTAATTCGGATTCAAATTTTTGCTCTTTTTTATATAGTTTATTTTCGTCTGGAGCGGAATAAGGATTTTTTTGTTGAGCCGTTTCTTTAGACAACGTCTTATTCGCTACGGACATATTTAAGTTGTTTACAATCTCTGTCATATTCTCTGGGATATATATCTTAATCTCTAATCTAAAGTTCAGATTTTTGTATTGGCTGGATTTACCGTCTTCAATGCCTATGCCCTCTACAAACAGCTCTTTCATTTCGTCTACGAATGAATCCCATTCTTTGGCCAATTCAATAGCTCTATCTATCTGGTTGTTTAGCATCATACGTATGGCCGATGCTGGTCTATCACCGCTACCTGTCATTACCTCTGGGGTGATGTTTACCGTGAAAGATCCCATGAATATAAAGTCGAGCATTTTCTGAATCTGGAACTTGAACGCTTCCATATCCCCCGCTTCTCTTGATACAAAGTTACACTTAGTGTTCGGGTCTGATGCTTGCAGTGTTTTGCCTTGTGAGCCTTTTTGCGGTAGGCTATCCACATTCCCTGCTATAAATAATATAGGGAATGCGAAGTATGAGTTACTCTCGCAGAATTGAGAAAAAGCCCATTCTAGTTCTTCAATAGTATCTTGAACGTCATCCCACGCCACCTTGCCTCTCTTATACACTACGGGTATGCGTGAAAATCCGTGTAGGGTATCGGTTACTTTCACCCATTCTCTTTTTCTTGACGCTCTTCTTTCCCTCCATTCGATGACGCTTGTATTATTTATTTCCATAAAAGCTTTTTCATATTTACCGAAGTCATCTTTCACCTCGAAGTATCTATATAGTTTTTCGAGCCGTCTAAAGCTGTCGTATTTAGGGATTAAATAGTCCCCTTTCTCGAACGAGAATACCTCCCAGTCGAGTTTCTTGTTGTCTCGGAATAAGTACAAGGCGCAATCTCCCGTTCCTAGTTGAGCATCTACCGCTTCTGCAAAGGCTACGTTCATGTTTTTATCTACGAATCGTTGCTTTAGCGTTGTGAAGTACTCTTTCTGCTCATCCGTAGGGTTTGAGGTAGTGAGCGTAAATTGCAGGTTGTTACCCGTGATGTGGTTTTTCAGTTTAGTCTTTATGACTTTCTGAAATGCGACAGATACTCTGGCAATCGGCTCTATCCCTCTTTGTACAACCTCCTCGCCATCTACATCAATAACCCTTTCCACTAATTTGTCCGGGTATCTTAGCTTGTCATATATGGCGTGTGATGATGGGTTCAGCTCCCTTAAATATTGGTTTTGGCTTACAACCACACCATATCTATCTGGTAGCTCTGCTGGGCAATACCCCGCTTCGGTCACAGTATATGTGTAAGGTCTTGGGTTTAGTCGATAGAACGCAGGCTTGCCGTTTGCGATAATCTTTTTAATCTGTTCGTTTGTCATAGTGTGTGTTTTAGTAGAAAAATCTTATACTCTTATTCGTATTTCTTCTTAGGTAGTTTAAGTAGCATCTAATCTTAACGGGTTCGATAAAGTCTGGAGAGCCACCGGCTAGTACCTTTCTCATTTCTTTTTTCTTTATAAGTTGGCACTTCCCCCTAATAACGCCTCCCTCTTTTATCCACCTGAAAGCCTTTCTTTCAAACATTAGTATTTCGCTTATTGTCTTCCGATAAGCTAGTTTTCCATCTGGCATGATTTTGGTTACAACTTTCTGTAACACGCTTGGTTCGATGCTTATTTTTTTATCCTCAAACATTTGCACCATCTCATTCGTAGCCTCTGCATTAACGTTGTAGAATACATTGTTTTGTTTTGCCGAACCACCACCCTTATAGGCAATAGAGTTAGGAATAAATCCTTTGTTTGCATATTTCGAACCAAGAAAGCTCCCTATACCGTCAGCGTCATATGCTATATTATTATATGGAACTCTATATTGTTGCGCAATCTTTTTCACTTCGGCGATTACTTCCATCCCCGATATGTTGTTTACATATATTATATCTATTATGTGCCAATCGTTCCAAACGAATGCTACAAGGAAGTCTCCACCCTCTACTGCTACGTCGATAGTCACCCATCGCACTCCCCTGTCTACTTGTGGGTCGTTATCGAACATATCCTGCATCATTGAGGATGTAATAAGTTCATCCTCTACATTTATTTTACGCCAAATACCAAGTAATTCTCTTTCCGCTATTTCACCCCCGTCTAATTGGATATTCCCTACATAGTTCTTATCCATTGTGGTGAGAATTTTATTATCGGATACGTTACCTGATATAAATTGGAATGATTGAATAGAGCTATACTTGTCAGAAACATTTTTGAGTTTGCCTACCATAAGTTTTTCTATATGTGGCTTGGCTTTGCGATATACTTCTTCCTTAGTATTTCCCCAAAATATATCGTCTATTGTTTTGCCGTACTTATAGTAGTATCTTATCTTTCCGTCTCTTTCGGGTATTACTCTGCCGTCCTCATCCAAATACCATTGTATCATCTTAAACACCCAGCTATCAATATCAGGGTTTGTTGTTCCGATTACTCTGTGATGAATCCCTGCTGCACCTCTGTTCGCTTTTTTTGCAGCCCAAATTGTTTCTTCTTTAAATTGGTTTATTTCATCAAATCCGATATAAGATATACCGCCTCCACGAAATCTACGGTCGGCATGGTCTTCGTTTGACATATGCTCAAATCGTATAACGCCACCATTATGGAACGTCCATCTCGATTCGGTCTCTGCCTGCTCCCCGATCTCGGAATAGAACAATCCCGTATCTTGCCACAGTCCACGCTTAAAGTCGTCCTTTTCACGTCTGTATATACGCCCGCTGAATCTTGGATTTTCATAGTCGTAAAGAGGTGACATGAGCAGGGTTATACTTTTACCGCCACCACGAGAACCACCGCATATAACGAATGAAGCAGGGGATGCCAGTACTCTTTCTTGGAATCCCTCTTGTGGCATAATTAAATCCTCTCGTATTTTTGTTACGCCATTTTCTTCATAAAAGCGTGTCTCTCTTATGGCCTGTGCTTCATCATATGTTAGAACCCCTTCTAGCATTTTTTAGGCCTCCCTCTTTTTGTCATTTGAAGTATAGTTCTTTTAACTGTCTCCCAAGTAAGCCCAGTTTCTTCGGCTATCCTGTCGTAGTAGAATTGTCTGCTGACATATCCTGATAGCCCTAATTCTTGAATATGCTTTGTGTAGTGAGCGTACCAT